TTGCACCGCAGGGGGACTTCTCGCACGCCGTAAGCCGATCCATCCGCCGCCACATAATACGGATGCCCATTCTTCATCCCGGTATAAACCCCGATATGCCCCTGCATCCAGACCAACGCCCCGATGGGTGCTTTTTCGATGGTGGAAATGGGGTTGATTTTGGTTGCCCTCGCCTTCCACTGGCCCGAACCAAGCGTCACGCCGCACGCCCAAGAAATCAGACCGCTGCAATCCACGCAGACCTTACCGATTTTATCCCTATCGCTCAGCCAGACCATTTTCCCGTAGGTATTTTTCAGAAATTTATAGTTCTGCTCCGTCATAACCTTGCCCTTCATACCGTAAACATAGGGCGTGCCGATTTTGGAGCGGCAGAAGGCTACCAGCTCCTTGCCTGTCATTCTTTTCGCCATATAATCACCCCTTTACAAGCTCTCTGACCGTTTTATTTTCCTTCAGCAGCTTTCGCATTTCCTCCAGTGCCTCATCCACCCACAGAGAGAAGGTGTCGAAGGATACCGCCATAGCCAATGCAGGAAATCGCTGGATAAATAAATCGTAGGTCTGCCGCAGCTTCAGCTTGCCTGTGCCGCTGCCCAGCTCCGCCTCTGCCTGCGTGACCGCCCACAGCAGCCATTCCTTCACCCTTTCTCTCTGCTCGGATGTTGGCATTTTCAGAAACCGCCCGATGCACACACCGACCATTCCAGTGGCCGCCATCAACGCAACCACCAGATACCAATTTTCCATTAAAAACATTATTCTTTCCTCCTTCTTTCTTTTATATAAAAAAGCGCCCGATTTCTCGAACGCTCTTTCTGCTTATGCGCTTGCCTTCAAAAACAGCAATCTGAATGTTTCTCTCCCTTTTGGGGTAATCAAGGTCTGCGTGCTTGCAAAGCCCGTTTTCTCATTGGAAAATTCCTTTACTTCAAACAGACCGTTGTTTTTATCGGCATAAGGCTGAATCTTCCCTCTCTTGTCCCGATAAATAAATTTCTTTTCCAGCAGGAATCTGATAAACTCCTTTTCCTTAACCTGCAGCTGCTTTGCCGTTTCTCTGAAATTCGTCAGCAGATTTCTGTCAACCAATTCGTCGAAATAGTCCGCTTTCGGTTTCATAATCTGGTTATCGACCGTCAGCGAAGAATTGACCGCCTGCAACGCCTTATTCTTGTCCTGCTCATCCTTCAGAGCCGTACACAGCTTAATCATCATATCGGGGTTCAAAATTGCCTGCTCCAGTGTTTCAGGGGTCATGTATGCCCCATGCTTGCGGATAGAAGGCAGTACCTCAGATGTAACCCACTTGCGGAAAGGCTTTGCCTCAGGCTTATCACTGCGGAGAATGACGTTGTATAAGCCGCTTTCGTTGATACAAAGCATTTCTAATGTTTTGTTCCTGCTCTGTGGGTGGGGCAAGTCAAATCTACCCACCTCGTCATCTTCTAATCTCTTTGGCAAATCTTTGTGATTTTCGATATTCAGCACATCACATACATCTTTCAGCACCCACCAAGGCTCGCCGTCCTTCTGAATGGTTCTGACCTCGTTGCCGTTGTAGTTAAAAATCTGCAATTCATTCATACTTTCACAACCCTTCTTTCTCGAACGCTCTTAATCACTTCAACAATTTCACCGCAAAGCTGCTGAATTTTTTCCATTTCCTCACGCTTTGCATAATTTGTTATTTCAGAGGATATTGTCAAATATTTTTCATCAAATTTTATCAGCATATTAAAACCTCCCTTTAAATCATCTTGCTTACCAAAGTTACCAGTGCCAAAACCAAGCCCATCAAAAAGATAAAATGTACCATTAGCTTAAAAATATCTTTTTTCATATTGCACCGTTGGAGTTTTTCATGTATTATTACTGATAGAAGGTTGGGGCTTTCGCCCCTCCCTCTATGTAATGATTTTGATTAGGATTAAAGCCCATCCTACCAATGAGATTATCCTAATCATGAGCTTTTCAAGTTGTTCCACCAGCTTGATTAGCTCTTTTATTTTGTCCTCCAACGTGTCACCTCCTTTCTGATACTATAATATCATACTTGCACAAGTATGTAAATCGACAACTTAAATAAATTATACTTGCGCAAGTATATCATTATTTGTACGAATTGCATACTTGTGTAAGTATTTCATAATACGATATAATAGTATTAAGGAGGTATGCAAAATGGGTAAAACATCAAGCGCGGTAAAAAACAAGTACAATGCCAAAGCCTATGACCGCATCAATTTAACAATGCCGAAAGGCAAAAAGGAAGTTATTCAAAATCACGCTGAAGAGCGCGGAGAAAGCACCAATGCTTTTATCAATCGTGCTATCAACGAAACCATGCAACGTGATTCTGAGTCTGATTCTTAAGACCGCCCCCCGCGGTCTTTTTTTCATTCCCCATCCTCTGCACCTTCCTTCCCCTTTTGGTACTGCGTCCCAAAGTAGAACGCCACCACCACAGAGAAAATCGTCAAAAACTGTTCTCCGCTGATGCGCCCTACGACTGCCAGATACGAAAAAACCACCGTAAGCATAATCGTTACGATGGATTTCACTGTCAGCAGATTTTGAACTGTGATTTTTGCCGCTTCATTCATTTTCATTTTCTCTCAATTCCTCCTTGCACTCCCATTCCGCTTGCTTTACACTCATTCTTCGTTTCCTGCGTTCCTCTGCTCTGCGTTCTGCCTGCTCCACGCCCTTATCGTACAGCTTCATCAGACCACAGATACCCAATTCCGTACCGAACAGCAACAGTGCGGATGATACGATGGATGAAATATCAACACAGAAACACGCTAAAATAATACCCACAATAACAACGCACACACAAAACGATAGGGACAAAACCACAATCGTTGTCATGGTATCGTTATTGATTTTAAAACGAATCCGTCTGCGTTTTTTCATCATAAACCGCCACCGTTCAGCAGGAACCCAAGCACCGCACCGACAACCACTGCAATCGCCTTATCAATCAGTCCATCCCAACGCTTTGCCGGCTTGGAGACCAACTGCTTCACATCGTCCTTGATCTCCCCGACATCCGTTTTGATATGCTCCTGCTCGTTCTGCAGAACCGAAAACGCCTTCGTCAATCCGTCAAGATTGTCCTGCCGCTTCTCCATGCGGTCAATCCTCTTGTGTGCGGATTTGGTACTATCCAGTGCCTCTTGCACCATTTTTTCAATGTTTTCCATAAACCATCCCCCTTTATCCCTGCACCTGTGCCGCTGTGACATGGTGCGGATTGTTAAAATCGTTCAAGTGCTGTTGGAGCAGTGTCATAACCGAGGCGGCATTGATGTACGCAGAGGACGCAAGCGAACCGCTTTTCACGCCGCTGGTAACGGATGCCGCAAGCGTGGGAATGAAATCCCCCAATTCCACATCATTGTACTGCTCCAGAAGGCAATCCCATTCATACGATATAACCTTCGCCTGCTTCTGAAAGCCCATCCTCGTATTGATAACCGTTACCATATCCCCCAGAAAGACCTCCTCCAGAACGGCATACTCCCGATACTCCACCGTCTTTTCCAGTGCCACAAAATCCACCTTGATGTTAATACTCGGAATGTCGCAGCCTTCATCCAGCAGCTTTTGTGCCTCTGCCTGCACCTCGGAGAGCGTCTTATTTTCATCCTCTAGGGTATAAATCTTCGGGTAGATATAATCGCCCAGATGGGGGCTTTCAAGCGTTGCAGAGCCATTCTTGCCGTAGCAGACAATGCGTGTTTTCACGTTGGATTCATCCTCTGTGACCTCAAGCCCGACAAGGTTTTTGCCGTAGCGGATGGAAACGCCCCTGTCCTGCCCCAATGCCGCCTTGACAGATACCCGAAAGCCATCCCGCAGCAGCTCGCCGCCGTAGCCCTTGACAAACGAGGTTGCTTCGTCATCGTCCGATAACAACGCCTGTACGGGATTCATACGCCCCGTTGTGAGCGTTCCTGTGATGGAAATATCCGTATCAAAGGAAAAGGGCATGGGGTACGCAAACGCCGCCTGTAATGCTGTCAGTGCCGCCGTAGCCGTGCCGCTGTGGCTGATTGGCTCGCATTGGTTGTCCAGCAGGTCATAAAAGATATGCCTTGCGTTGACCGCAATCTCCTTCATGCTCGGCTTGACGTAATAAATGCGAAACGGCTGTTTCCCTCTTGGCGTGGAGGCGTAGAGAATCCGCCCCCGTTCAATGCGTTTCCACTTGCCGCCCTCATCGTATGGGTGCTTCATCTCCAGTTCATATGCCCCGTTCAATTCCTCCGTTACAATACAAGAGCCGGGAACCAATGTCCCCAGCCCGATTGTGTCAAATGTCTGCGCCGTTTTTTCGTGTATGGTAATCATAGCATCACCCCATCATGCCAATGAGTTCCTGATACTGCTCCTCTGTGATTCTGTTCGCCATCAGAAATACATCTAATTTGTTCAGCATATCCTCTTTTTCGTATGCACCCTTTGTAATCAGCTTTTTCAGTCTTGCGTATGTCATAATTATCTACTCCTTTCAAATCTCTAATTCCTTCATGCAGACCAAATAGTCTACATTGATTGCAGTGTCTAAAATTGCCTGTTCGGTTTCGGTAAGTTGCGGTTCTGATTGTACATCTACCCATTTACCATCAATATACTGCCTACCAAGTACGTCCAAATTTGTTTTTACAAAATTCGTATAGCCATCTTTTGTACTCGATAGCATCACACAAATATTTTTTTCATTTAAAATCGCGTACATTTTCATCACCCACAAATTTAATATCGAATTCTATAACCTTTATAAGCACCAATTTTCCGCACAAATAGTATATTATCAACTTCTGTAGTTACCCCAACCGAAGTCGAACTACTTTGATTGGTTAAATAGTCAACTCTATCTAATCTAGGGCATTGTGAAAGATATGGTGTATCGCTAAGGCTTCCCACAATACCATAACTTTTAATTGCGCCAGTCTCGTACAATTCTTTTGTAACCACCCTTTTTAATGTACAAGCTTCTATCGTAAGATTATTGCAATATACTGTACCTGTATTGCCCCTATATAAATATACTTTGAGCGCAGAGGGTAAGGGAGTATCTTCTTCTAATACAAATTCTTGTGCAGTATATGTCTCTTGTCCATTATAAAAATACTTCGTCCTAAAATAAGTCGTATTGCTATCCGCATTGTTTAAATAAACCTGCATACTGTCACCTTTAAAATTACCTTTTATAATTATTTTTGTACAGTCACTAGGCAAATTAACTGTACCAACAAGTGTGTCATTGTGATATGTAGCACTTTTTTCTTCGTTTTGTAAAAGAACAAATTTTTTCGCTACAGCTTGGACAAGATAATCATCTGGTCTGTACAATGGAATCGTGTTTTTCATATTTTCAAGAATCGCATTTTCTTTCCCAAACACTGTACTATTCCCACTGTCTCCAGACGTACCAATCAAATCCAAAACGCCCTGCACAGAAGAATTTGCAATCGCTTCATCTACCTTATCGGTAAAATCCCCCTTCATATATGCCACAAGGAACTCCCACGCCTGCCACATCGTCGCAAGGTTGTACTGCGCCGCCACTTCCGCAGGCAAGCCGATATTCTGCACCATTGTTGTCATGAGGTCATACGCCTCATACAAATTTTGAAACAGCACCACCAATGTACCATACTCATTCGAGGATTCTACAGAGCTGTTCCCTAACAGCGTTTTCGTCACATAAATTTCAAATACCTGCGTAGACAAAATCTCTGTGTTGTCCTTCCAGACGGAAATCTGCGTTTGCAGATGCCCCACCTTCGACAGAGCCTCTGCTGTCATCAGAAACTCACATCTGCCTGCGGTTGCATCCGTAATCACGCCGTCATTCCAGATTTCACCGCCGTTTTCGGGCTTTACCATGAAGATTTTTACCTCATGCCCCGTCAAGTCCAAAGGCACGCCGTTGTTGAACAGGGACACATCTAAGTATCGACTGTTGCTGTCCCCCTGCACCTCTGTGATAATGCTGTTCGGCTTTTTATTTACATCCAACTCCAACCGATTATACGTTTTTGCCATTTTCTCACTCCTTCCAAAAAATCCGCATCAAAAAAGCACATCCGTTTTATTTTCAGATGCGCCTTTCTTGACAGAATATCTTTCTTTTGGTATCATAAGCATAAGAGAAGGATTACCACCTTTCGCAGGGCGGCTAGTCCAAGTAGTTGGTTTTAGCCGTCTAACTTCGCAGGTTAGGCGGCTTTTTCATTATTTCTTGTTCTGAAACAAGGAAATAACTCCGATGATTACTAAGCAAAAAGTAAATAACCCTTCGTATGTAACCATAAGCGTCACCTCCTTCACGGGAAGTGACTAACCGCCAGTTGGCAATCCTTCATTTATACCATACCATAAATTTCATTTTTCGACAACTACAGCCATCTCCAACGGGGCTGTATTTTTATTTTGCTGACATTCCCCGTCCAGCTAATCTCATTCTTCCCTACCTCAAATCTTGGAAACTCTGCACCGCCATATTTGCCGTTTTGGTTGGTGTTACCCTTAAACACCTCCATCATTTCACTGTCAATGGTAATGCTTTCCTGCACGTTCCGCAAAGAGTAGGAATTGCCGTTGATGTTCAGCGTGATATCCCCACTGCCATAAACCGTAATCAAAGGCTCACTGTAGACTGTGCCACTGTTGCGGATGGTGGTCGGGGCAGTCAGCTCCAAAGCATCCCCTGCGGCATTGACACTGTATTTGAAGGGCTCAACGTCAAACTGTACCAGAAACTCATTGATATTTTTCAGAATACTGCCAAACTCAATCTGATTTTTGATGTACGCACGATACACCTTATCGGGTTCACTGGAAAAAATAACCTCTCCGAACCCCGTCAGCCAACCGCAGACCTCATCAATCTGCCCCCTGTCCATCACATGACATTCGGCATCCTTGGTGTAGTTCTGGTAGGTCTTTTCGTCCTCATGCAAAACGCCATTCCTGCCGCTTATCTTGATTTCGTTTATCTTCCTCTGCGGAATGAAAATAGAGGGTGCTTTCAGCATCACTACGCCCATATCCAGTGAATTGACACCATTCCAGATAAAATATTGATACATCAAACTGCACCCCCTACCGCACTTACTCGCCGTTTCCTGTAAAATTCCATTTCACGCATGAAATCCTCTGTGGTTCTTTCGTCTTTGTTTTCAACAGTGCCGATATATACGTTGAAATTTTCTGTTTTGGCTACCGTTTCGCCCTTGCGGTATCTGTCCGCCTCCGGCTGTGTCAGTACCCTTTCGCCCTTATGCAAAATCGCACGGTATCCATCGAACGGCACCTCTCGCAGACCTGTTCTGTGACTGCCGTCCGAACCGCCGCCGCCCATGCCTGCCTCTTCCTTCGCCGCCTTCAAGGCATCCCGAATCGCCTTTGTAATGGCATTTACAATACTGCTTTTGCCATCCTTGATACCCTCTGCAACACCGTCTGTTAATGCCTTGCCAACGTCATTGAAATCGTCTGCATAGCCCTTTGCCTGTTCCACTGCGTTCATTGCCAGTTCTTCCATTTCCTCAGAATAGAACTGCTGTGCCGCTTCATTCGCCAAACGCCGCTTTTCCTCGAATTTCTCGACATATTCCTCAAATTTTCCGACCTCGAGCCTGTCCAGTTTCTCCGTAAAATCAAGCGCATCCTCAATATTCATATCCGCAATCTCGGAAAGCAGTCCGCCAGAAAGACCTTTCTCCTTCAGCTTTTCAATCTGTTCGTTATACTGCTGAATTTTCTTGATGCTTTCATCCAGATCTGTCAGCTTGAAAATTTCTTTTTCGCTGTTCTCGTCCTGCACTCTGGTAAACAGCTCGCCGTAATCAAACAGCTTATCGCTCAGGCTGGATTCCTTCTGCTCGATTGCCGCCAATTCAGACTCATATTTCTGCTTGAATTCCTGTAAAGCGGTCAAACGCTCCTGCAGCTTCTTCTGCTCTGCCTGCTTCGCCGCCTCCAGCTGCTTTTTGTTCCAGTCCTTTTCGATTTTGGCAATTTCGTCAAGAATAGACTGTCTGTTTTTCGGCTCTGCTTTTTTCAGTTCCGCCTGCTTCTTTGCAAGGTTTTCCTTGTACTGCGCCAGCTCCTCCTTGGCGCGCTCGTCCTCTGCTTCCTTCTGGATTCTGGAAATTTCCGCATTTACTGCGTCAATCTCATCTGCAATCACATCCTTGATTTTCGCAGTTGCCTTCTGTGCCGCCTTGGCTGCTGTGTTGTCGTTCATCATGCCATTCGCAAGCCCTTCCATCACAAAGCCGCCAATCATTTCAGACCATTTCGAGGGGGAATGTGTATCGAAGCCATCCTTGCCGGTAAACCAACTCTTGATTTTATCGACTACGCCTTTGACCTTGCTTTTCAGCCATCCGACCTTATCATTGATACCATTCCACAGCCCCATCAGGACGTTTTTGCCGATACTGACAAAATCCGAAACCTTACCGCTGAACCACGAAACCAGTTCACTCCATGCCGCCTTGATATCACTCACGGCATTTTTATAGTAGTCAATCCCACTCTGGAACACGCCGATGATTGTATTGATTGCGGCATTGACCTTATTTCCGACCGCATCAAAAACGGCGTTGACCTTATTTCTGAATTCCTCGGAAGTATTATAGGCATGAATCAGCTTCAGCACCAATGCCGTAATAACCGCAATCACAATCGTTACAGGTCCACCAATAGCGGCAATCGCAATCTTGACCGTACCAAAAGCCGTAGCCACCGCAGGGGCAATCGTCATAATCGCTCCTATGGATTGTATCAGCGTGCCGATGATAATTATCACGGGGCCCAATGCTGCCAGAATCGCCATAACGGCAACAATAACCGTCTGCGTAGCAGGAGACAGATTACTGAACCGCTCTGTTAGGGATTTCACTGTTTCCGCAAGCTGTTCCAATAATGGCGCAATCGCCTCCAGTGCCGCCGAACCAAGCTCTATGCCTGCGTTCTTCACTGCATTCAAGCTTTCCTGTGCCTTTGCGCTTGGCGTACTGAGTGTTTCAAGGGCATCGGCTACATTCCCTGTGGAATCCTGCATATTCCCCAATTCATCATTGAAAGCACCTACACCGGACGAAAGAATAGACAATGCACCTGTACCGGCTTCACTGGAACTCCATAAGCCTGCCAGAGCCTCAGAATCACCGTTCACGCTGTCATTCAGAATACCGAGAACATCCCCAAGGCTCATGCCGTCATTCATAAGCTGTCCGAAGGATTTTCCCGTTTTGCTTTTCAGAATCTCGCCCACATCGGAACCGGAATCCCCCAATTCATTCAGCATGCTTTTCAGATATGTGCCTGCCTGCGCTGTGGCGACACCGTTTTTTGTCAACTGTGCATACGATGCGGCAAGGTTTTCAATATTTACCCCATAAGCAGATGCCAGAGGAATGACCTGCCCCATGCTCTGGGATAGCTCATTTACCGTTGTCTTACCATCATTCTGTGTCTGAATCAGAATATCAGATAACCTTCCGGCATCTGATGCCTCCAGACCGTACGCGTTAATAATAGTGGTTAATACGTCAACAGCATCCGCCGTTTCCAGAAAGCCTGCTTTGGCAAGACCAACCGATGTGCCGACAAAAGAAACAGCATCAGCAGTATCTACAGATGCCGAAATTGCCTGATAGGTTGCATCGGCAATCTCGCCTGCACCTCTGCCTGTCTCTGTAGATAATTGCAGCATATCATCTCTGAGTTTTTCGAGTGGTACGCTTTGCAAATCTGCAACCGTACCTACCTTCGCAACCGCATCCGTATAGTCACTTGCAAGCTTCACAGATGCCCCAAGAGCGGCAGCGGATGCGGCAGATGCAACACTTACTTTCTTCCCGACAGTTTCAATCTTGCCGCCAAGCTCCTGCACATCTTCCCCTGCCGCCGCAATCTGCTGTGCGGACACGCTGCCGAAATTCTTCATTTCCTTAGTAAGATTTTTCAGGCTGTTTTCCGTTGTTGAAATCTCCCGTACCAGACGGCGGTATTGCTCCTGATTGACCTCCGTACCGTTTGCCATGTCCTTATCGGCTTTTTCCTTCGCCGCCTTCAAGGATTCCAGCTTGCTTTTTGTTTCCGATACGGATTTTGTCAGCAGTTCTTGCTTCTGCCGCAGAAGGTCGGTGTTCTTCGGGTCATGCTTCAATGCCTGATTGACGTATTTCAACTCATTCTGCAAATCCTTTGCGGATTTATTCAGCTCCGCTAAGCCGCTTTTGAATTTCTTGGTATCCGAACCAATCTCAATGGTAATGCCCTTAATGTTCCCCATGCTCTGCCCCCTTTCCGAATTTTCCCCTCAATGCCTTTCTGTCCGGCTCGGTCTGCTCCAAAAGCCAGCACTCCTCCAGATATTCCCGACCACTTTCCGTCTGCTGTAAATTGAAAATAAACGCATCCCGCTGCAATCCCAGATAAACATCTATCGGCAAATGCTCGATTTCCAAAAAATTCAAATGTGCATAGTCCATCACTGTTTTTTCGGATAACGAAAAAATGCTGTAATGCAAATCGTCCTCGTCAGTCGGCATAGAGGGTATTTTTAGTTTGGGTCAGACACAACACCTTTTACAAATTCCAGATAATCTTTCAACAGTTCCACCGCGTCCTCGAAATCGAACATTTTGGAAATTTTCTGGAAACTGTATTTCCTTTTATTGTTCTGATTGATAATGGCGGTCAGCAGCTCATAAACATCGTTGACGTTTTCCATATCCTGTGCCGCTACCATCTTGTCGAACATTTCCTTGTCTGGCATTGGCAGGATTGCCACAAAGCTGTCATGCAGCTTAACCATGTATTTTTTCTTTTTTCTCGTTGTAAAATCTAACATTCCTTTTCCACCTCACAAAAATGAGGGGCTGTTATGCCCCTCTCCTCACGCAATACTCGTGTCCGCTTCCTTATACAGAATCAGCGTGCCTTCATTGTCCTGTGGCTGCGCCTTAAATTCCGCATTGATGACAGTTTCTTTATCCTTCGCAAAGGACAGTTCGAACCCTGCCTCATTACTGCCGACGATGGTCACACGAATGTCCCCGTCTGTCTTATCCTCATGTACGAAATGCAGAACATATTTCTTGCCGTCATTATGGCTCAGACCGCCGATTTTGACCGTTCTGGTCTTTTTGGCTGTATCCTCTGTCACTCTGGCTGTGGGTGTCAGCTTTTTCAGCGTTTCGCCGTTCCATGTCATTACGCCGCTTTTCAGAATCGCTTCTTCATCCGTGATGATTTTCTTGGAAACGAAATTCAAATCGTCC